AGCAGGGCCTTGATCTTCTCCTGGTCTTCGCGCTCGCGCTCGACGTTGCCGAAGCGCTCGGCGGCCCGCTGCACGCCGTAGACCGCACCCGTCTGCACCCCGGTGCCGACGACGGTGGCGATGAGGGTCTGATACGCCGCGTCGGGGCGCTCGGCCAGGAACTCGCGGGCCGTCTTGCTGGGGTTGAGCGTGGCCCACTCGTTGAGGTCCTGCAGCAGCGTGGTCGCCTGCTCGGTGGGAATCTCGCGCAGCAGTTGGTTGCCCAGCAGGCGCGCAAAGCCCGTGCCCTGGTTCAGGTCGCCCAGCAGCCGCGAGAGCGGGATGCGCTCCATGGCCACCTCGATGCCGGCGTCGAGCGCGCCGAACAGCAGCGCGCGGTTCGGGTCGAGGCCCTTGTCGAGCGCTTCAGCCACCGAGTTGCCGCCGGCCACCAGGCCAGCCGAAGCCAACACCGGCGCGGGGTTGCGGGTGATGACCGACATCACCAGCGCCGGCAGGTTGGCGGTGACCGACATCAGGCCAGAGCCGACGCCCTGCAGTGTCGACGACCCGCTTTCGCGCAGCGGCCGCGTCGCCTCGTCGATGATCGCCTGCTGCCCCTTGCGCAAGGCCTCCAGCTCGCCGACGATGGCGCGGAAGGGATTGGCCGGCAGCAGCCGCACGCCGGGAATGGTCGACGACTGCCCGGACAGCACGTCGCCGATCGGCACGGCCACGGCCTTGAGCAACGCCTCCGGCAGCGCGTAGCCGGCGGTGCCGACGAGCGCTAGCCCCCCGCGGCCGAGGTTGCCGACGACCTTGGCGATCTCGGTCAGCGGGCCAATGTCGTCGTGCGCCTGCGCCGCCAGCTCAGGCCGCTCGCGCATGCGCTGCGCCAGCAGCGGCGAGGCTTGCAGCGTGGCGCTGGCCTGCGTCACCGCCTCCTGCAGCTTGACGTCGGCCAGGTTGCGGTAGAGCACGTCCTGCGGCACCTGGTACTTCGGCGCCAGCTTGGCAGCTTCGGCCGCCTGATCCGGGTTCTGCTCGACCGCGGCCCGCAGCACGCGCTGCTGGTCGGCCTCGCGCTCGCGGTTCATGTCCTCGAATGCCGCCTCGTAGCGGTTGCGCTCGGGCGGCGCCGCTGGCGCGGGGGCGCCGACGGGCGTGGGCACGCCGCGCTGCGGCATGCCGTTGTTGCCGAACAGCCGGTCAGCTGCCAGCTCGTAGACGTTGCTCATCGGCGCTGGCCCGCAATGTAGAGGTCGAGGACGTTCTCGGGCGTGACGGGCACGCCACGGCGCTGCAGTACCGCCTCGATCTGCTTGCGATCGTCAGCCGGCACGGTCTTGCGCACCCACGCCGGGCGGTCGGTGAGCGCGATCTGGAAGAACTGGCTCTTGCTGAAGAACCCGTCGTTGCTGAACGCAAGCCGGTCGAGGATGACGCGGCGCTCCTCGAACGTCGGGGCCTTGCCCTTGACCGCCCGGTGCTCCTCGAAGGCGTTGAGCGCTTCGCGCTCGAACTCAGCCTTGCGCTCGGGCTTCATGCCGCCGGTGTAGCGGATGACGTGCTGGATAGTGGTCGCTGTCTCACGCTCACGCTCGGGCTGCAACATGTCGCGCTGCAGCGCCGCGACGCGCAGCATGTCCTGCTCGTCGAGCTTGCCGACCAGGGTCTGGATGCGCGTGGCCTTGAACTGCTCGGGGTTGGCCGTGGCCATGTCCAGCAGCTCGGCCAACACCTTGGGGTCGGTGCGAGTCGGCTTGCCTTCAGCCTTGCGTGCCGCCTCCTCCGCGCGGGTGCGCAGGTAGTCGCGGATGGCCACACCCTCGCGGCCAAGCTGGCCCAGCATGCGCTCCGGCGGCAGCCGCCCGGTGCCCGCGATCTGCCACGCTTGGTCGGCGATCGCCTTGACGCGCTCGGCCTCGGCCTGACGCACGAGCGCGTTGTTGTTGCGAACCTCGGTCAGCACACGCTCGCGCAGCGCCGGTGCGAGCGCGCCCGCGCGCTGCAGCTGTTCGGCCAACGGCAGAGGCGCCAGCTCCGCAGCCTTGGCCTTTGCTTCCTGGTTCAGCTTTTCGCCCGCCAGCACCTGCTCCAGCCGCGACTGCGTGTTGGCCGGAATCTCGGCCTTGTGGGCCTCGTAGTAGTCCTGCGCCGCTGCAGGGTCGCCAGGCACCTTGTCACTGCCTTCAGCCAGGCGCGTGATGTGCACGAGATGCAGCGTCGCCACGCGCTTCTGCTGCTCCTCCTGGACTTGCGCGGACGACCACCCGCGAAGCGCGCCGAACTTGGCCGCCTCGACCATGATCTCGTTGCGCACGCCGGCCACGTTGCCGGTGTCGACCCCGAACTCCAGCCGCGCGTTCTGCGCCGCGTCGTAGGTCTCGACTGCGTGACGCTCGCGCACCGCGCCGGCGTGCTGGGCCACCGAACCCATGGCGCTGGCCATGCGGCGCTGCAGCGCGACGCCGAGCTGCTGCCGCGCCGCGGGCGACAGCCGCTGGCCGTAGGCCTCGCGGGCCTTCTCCCACCAGCCAGCCGCCTCGGTCTCGTACTGGTCGATGTTGCTGCCCTGGTACTTGCGGCGAGCTTCCGCGTCCCACTGCAGCCAGCCGGCGGTGATCTCGGCGTCGGCGGTGTTGGCCTCGATCTCGACCTGCTGCATCACGCGGCGGTCGACGACCTCCGCAACCGCGCCAGCCGCGCGGCCGATGTCCTGCAGCCCGCTGCTGACGTCGGGCGTACGCTGCGTCGGCGTCTGCAGCGCCGCGGTGCGGATGCTGGGCCCTTCGACGACTGGAACGCGCGGCATGGCTTACCCCGCCCGCGGCGCCCGCGGCGCCGGCGGGTTGTGCCGGTACCACGTGTCGGCCACGCGCGTGGAGCCGGTCAGCACCGTGCCGAACGCCGAGAGGTTGGCGTTGCGGGCCGCCAGGCTGCCCTCGCGCGCCGCGTTCGCGCCCTGCACGCGGGCCGACCACGCCTCGCGCCGGGCGTTGAGCCGAGCGGTCGCCGCGTCCTGTTCACCGAAGAAGCTGGTCTGGTCAAGCAGGTCGGCCGGCGAGCCCTCGGTCAGGTCCAGGCCCCGCGCGGCCATGGTGGCGCGCTGCGTGCCAGCCGTCTGCCGAGCGCGGCGCAGCGCGGCATTGGCTTCCTGGTCGCCACGCTGCAGCGCATCTTGCGCGGCGTACTCGGCCATGATCTGGTTGTTCCGGCCGACCTGCTTGGCCACCTGGCCTTGCTGGTACTGCCCGACAGCCTGCATCCCGGCGGCGGCCGCTGTCAGCGCCATGACGGTCGTAGGTTCGCACATGCTATGCGCTCATCTCGAAGGCGAGGAACCTCGCGCCAGTGGAGGGGATGACGACGGGCTCTTCGGCGAAACGAAAGCCCAGGCGCCGCAGCCACCCGATATGCAGCGCGTTCTCGGCGTGCACGATGTTGCGCAGACGCGGGTAGGCCGCCAGCATCGCGCGAGTGTAGGCGGGCCCGTAGCGGGCGAGCGTACGCGCGTGCTGGCGGCTGCGCTCGGTCCCGAGCATCCACGGCGCGCCGATCGGCGTCAGCACGCTGTCGTTCAGCGGCGCGACCCCGAGCAGCGCGACCAGGCCATGCTGGTCGACCACTGCCGCGGACAGCGTGGACACGGCCAGCGACTCGCGCACTGCAGACCGGAAGTCGGTCACGCCCAAAGCCTTCAGCTCGAAGGCGTCAGCCCCGCGCAAGTTGTCGGCAAGCTCTTCGGCGTCGCCAGCACGCGCCTGGCGGAACTCAGCCTCCAGGCGCGACATCGAGCGCGACGGAGAGGATGGTGAGCGGCAGCGGCAGGTCCTGCTCGAAGCAAACCGCCCCGTCTACGTTCCAGTCGGGACTGATGTCGAACCGCAGCTCCTCGGTGCGCAGGGGCGGCGGCGGCTCGAACAGGTCGAGAACGTCGCGGTCGGGGTAGGCAACCAGCGCGTCGAACGAGGGCCCTGCCTTGATGACGTTGGTTCGCGCCACGCGTACAAGCACCGCGTTGACGTTCTTGGTCATGCCGCGCCCGGCCGCCGGCGCGGACTCAAAGACGACGGGCAACGTCTTGAGCTGGGTGCGGAACGGCAGACCGACGTGAACGACCGCCGCTGGCGCGTCAAGCTCGATGCGTCCGCCCCGCACAACGCGCGTCGGGTGCACACCGCCGTCGGCCAGCACTGCGACCTCCTTGCCCTCCAGGTGCCAGAGGTTGGCCAACACCCGGGCCGGCACGCCGCGGTAGGTGCTACCCGCGTCCACGAAGAACGCCTCGGCCACCGGCTGGTTGCCTGGCTGCGGAACGATGCGTTCGATGTACCGCACCGTCCGCGAGTCGATGGTGCGACGAACCACGCAGTAGGTCGAATCCTCGTTGCCTTCGCCGATCGTGCACACCGACTCGACCGCGCCGTCGGTGTCGTGCTGGTGCCAGGCGTACACCTGATGCTCGGGCACGTACGTCATGCCCAGCAGAACACCGTCGTCGCGTGGAGCCCAAAGGATCGAGAGCTTGGCCTGCGCGTAGCTGGCGTCGACCAACGTGCGGCCGTCGAAGAGGTGCGGGGCGAACAGGCTCAGGTCCAGCGACGCGAAGGTGTTGTTCTGCCAGTTGTAGGCCATCTCGCGTACGTGCGCTCCGCGCGCTTGGACGTACAGCACCGAGCCGCTGGTTAGCACTGGCTGCACGAAGGTGCTGCCGCTGTACCCCTGGGGCTTCGTGCTCAACGTGGGCAGCGTGATGTTGGGCGCGCTCTCCGAGTAGATGCGAAACTCCCCGCCGGCCGACAGGGCCAGCAGGTCGGACAGCGGAACCAGATGGCGAATCGCGTTCTGCTTGCGGCTGCGCAGCCGGAAAGCGAAAGCATCGTCGTCCTGCGTGGGCACCGACGACGTGAGGTTGTTGTCGGTGCCGCTGCGCGTGGCCCACACCCCCTGCGGCCTCGAAGCCGTACCGGCGAACCAGCGGCGCTGCTCGTAGTAGGTCACCGCTGCCGGGTAATTGCCGGGCGCGTCGTTGAGCGTGATGAACGAAGACGGCGGGGTGCGCGACGTGTCCGGCAGCACGTTGTCGTCGACGATCGAGAGCGCGTCGGTCTGCCCGATGTAGCCGAATGCACCCCCGCGGCGCTTGTAGACGTTGTAGGCCGCGGCCCCGGGGACCGCAGACCACGTCAGGGTGTTGAAGTTGCCGGCCAGCGAGAGGTTGTTGCTGGTGCTGGCTTGCGGCGACTCCAGCGACTCGCTGACGCCGTCGGGGCCAACGGCGGTGACGACGTAGGCCTGCGGGCTCAGGTTGGTCGCAGTGCCGATTGTCGGCACCACGCCGAGGGTCGTCGGCGCCGGCAGCGCCGGGGCGAAGGTGATGGGGGTTAGCGACCACGACGCCGGGCCCAGGCGCCGCAGCTCGTGCGATGGAATCGACTGGTGCGCGATCGTGAGCACGTCGTTGTCCTGTGCGTACGTCAGCTCGAACAGCACGTCCTCGGTGTACGGCGTCGGGCCCAGCACGTAGACCCGCGCGGCCTGCGAGGACAGCGCTGCCGGCGTGAACGCCGGAGTGCGGCCCCACTGATCGACCAACTCGAAACGAGTCGACGTCGGCGCTGCGGCCACGCGCCACACACCGCCGGCGAAGACGATGTCGTCGCCAGGCCCCCAGCCCGGCGGCAGCAGCACAGTGATCGCGTTGCCGTCGACAGCGACGACAACCTGCCCCGGCTCCAGCAGCATCTGGCCGTTCACGATGAACCGGATGTAGCTGTGCCCGAACTCCAGCACCAGGTTCTGGTCGGCGCTGAAGGAGAACGGAATCAGGCGAACACGCCGAGAGCTGTCTCGCGCCTCGTTGACGTAGCGCAAGCCGGGGCGCCGCTGCACGGGGCCGTGCGGCAGCACGACGGCGTTGCGGATCAACGCCGCGCCGGTCTGGTGCTTGGTCAGGTCGAGCCGACCGTGCAGCTCCGGGGTGATCTCGCCCCCGGCGAAGCTGCGGTGCAGGGCGTTCGCTGTCACAGCCGGGCCGCCACGGTGTCGGGCAGCGGGTGCCGCCCTTCCTGCCCCGCGTTGGCGTCGCGAGCCATGTGCATCGCGGCCAGGGCTTCCGCCTCCCGGTGCAAGCGGTCACGCGCCTGTAGCCCGTCGCGGCCCTTGATGACGCTGCCCGCGAGGTAGCCGGCGAGGCGCAGGGCCAGCGACGACACGAACCCCGGGGGGTAGACCGCGGTGTCGGTGACGTCCACCGTGTGCAGCAGCACCGCGTCCGGCTGATTGGTGAACAGCCGCTGACCCTCGACCTCGAACGGCGCCCCGGCGCCGTTGTCGAAGCGCGGGAGCCAGTAGAGATCGGAGTCCATGCTCCACGGCAGCGGCGTGGCCGGGAAAGGCGCGACGATCCGCTTCGGCGAGATGCACCCCGCCGGCAGCGCGTACGCGAAAAGCCACCCCGGCGGGGGCTCTTCTGTGTGCAGCACGAGCGCCGTGCGCCGCCTGGCGAAGCGCCAGGGGTGTTCCAGCATCTCGCGCCTGGCGTGCGGGTAGAACCGCGCGCAGAAGCCGGCCAACACCCCGCCGTCGGGCGGGTCGATCGACATGACCTGCTGCGCTGCACCAATGTGGGCGAGCGCCAGGTTGCAGATGGTCACGGCAGAGGTCATGGTGCTCCTTCAACAGATCGGCCCGCGCAAGGCGGGCCGATGCTCGTGCTGGGCGCCCGCCGTCAGGCGATGTCGCCGGGGGGAGCGTCGCCCTCCGGCGTCGAAGCCGGCGCCTTGGGCTTGCTGCGCGGCAACATGTCCGCCCAGGACTTCACCGGGTGGCCTTCGACGACGTCGAACTCCTGCCCCGGCAGCACGGAGTCGGGGATACCCGACGGCGTCGGGTAGTACCCCTTCTCGCGCGCCACCGCGCGGCCGATCACGCGCAGCTCGCTCATGTCACTTCACCCCAGGCACCGTGGTCGGCGCGGGGCGGCCGGCCTCGATGTCCTTGGCGATGAAGGCGTTGGCCGACCCCGCAGTGACCGCGCCCGCGGTGATGTAGGCCAGGCGGATGAAACGCTGCAGCCCGAAAGGCAGGCGCCCGCGGAACAGATTGGCCCGTGCCGTGGCGCCGGCCACCGGGATGGCCGGCGTCAGCGGGATGGTTACCAGGTTCGAGTCGAACGCGGCGTTGGCGGCGTGCTGCAGCGCTACCTGCACCGAGGTGCCGCCGGAGAACGCCGTGGTGCCGACGTCGACCTGAAGCTCCAGGTCTTCGCCTTCGCCGATGCTGGCCGCCGCGCCGGTGTCGTAGTGGTCGGTCGAGATGACGGTGGCGCCGGTACCGGAGACCGCCTGGTTGCTGCTGAACCGCAGCTGGGTATCGAGAATGGCCATGTGGGCCTCCTTCGTGTCAGAGTGGCTGTGGGTCAGGAGACCTGGGTCTCGTTCTCCGAGATCGCGTCCACGGTGCGGACGGGAACGCCGAAGAACGTCAGGTCGCCGTCGACGCTGGCCGGGCCGACCGTGCCGAACTGGTTGGCGGCCGGCTGGATGGCCAGCGCACCGGTGGCCGCGCTGCGATCGATGGCGATCTTCTGCAGCGCCGACTTCACCTTGCGGCTTGCGTAGAACACCGCCCGGCCCTTGCCCATGAACGGGATGGTGTTCATCGCGTCCATCATCAGGTAGATGATGGACGTGGCCGCCGTCACGGCCTGCGTGCCCGTGCGCGCCGCCAGCGCAGCGACGTCGATGTTGCAGATGCGCACCGCGTAGCGCCAGTCGCGCACGCTCAGGCCGCACTTCCACTTCCAGACGTCGGCCAGCGCGCGGTAGCGGTTGCCCGCGGCGTCGAAGGCGTCGATCTCACCCAGGTCCTTGTGCTCGATGCCAGCCTTCGACCCCTTCGGGAAGATGCCGTGCACCGTGTCCGGGCCCCACAGGACCAGCCAGATGGACGTCAGGTTGGTCGTACCGCCGGCGCCGATGACGTTGCGGCTGGACGGCGCGCCAGACAGCGCCGAGTAGCGCGGAGCCAGGCCGAACGGACGCTCGGGGTTGACCGACGGGCTGTTGTACAGGATCGCGTCGATCATGGTCTGGTTCATGGCCTCCAGGAAGGCCTGAGCCTCCTGCAGCCGGAACGCAGCCTCATTGCCGTTCAGGCGGGCGAGATCGGTGTCGACCTCGCTGCGGGCTTCCATCATGCCGCAGGTCTCGTCGACCTGAGCACGGGTCGACTTGCTGGCCGGCACGCCCTGGTAGAGCTGACGCCAGACGACCGTCGGCAGACCCGTGCGCACCGTGGTACGGTGGCCGGTCGGCAGGTTGCCTTCGATCCAGGGCATGTCGCCCAGGAGCGCGTTGGTCTGGTTGAGCAGCTCGACGACGGTGGCGGTCTTGCCGTCCGGGTCGAGCGTCTTGGCGAAGTCCAGCAGCGTGACCGCGCCGGCCTTGTTCGGGAGTTGAGCCATGGTTGGGCCTCAGTAGGTGGTCAGTTGGTGCTGCCGTACAGGACGGCGGCAGGGTCCCGCTGCTTGGCACCTGCCGAGCCGCGGTCGTTGCTGGGGATGAAGGCGTCTTCGGACAGCGCCTGCGACAGCTTGTGCACGAACCGCACCACCGTGGGGTGGTTGGCCATGCCCGTGCTGTCGAGGAGCTGGACCAGAGACTCGTCGCCGAAGGTCTGCACGACCTTGCGGACGGCAGCCACGGCCTCGGGCTTGCCGAGCACGGGGTCCTTCAGCACCTCGTCCTTCCACGCTTCCGAGGTCTTGACCAGGGCTTCCTGCTGGGCTTGGGCCTGCTTCACAGCAAGCGCCAGCACGGCTTCCGCAGTCTCCTTGGGGAGCTTGTGGGTCTTGGCGAGATCGTTGAGGGCGGCCAGCCTGCCAGCGTCGAGCGCGATGCCCTCCGGCAGGTCCTTTGGTGCTTCGAGCGTGTACTCGCCGACCGCGGGCTCTGCGGGGGCCGGCGCCGGCGCCGGCGCGGCGCCTTCAGCGGCCGGGGCTGCCGCGGATGGCGCGGGCGCCGGGGCTGCAGGCGCGGCGCTCGGCGCCGGCGGCGTGGCGGCGGTGGGGGCAGGCGCTGGCGTTGCGGGTGCGGCGGCCGGCGCGGTGCCTTCAGCTTCGGGCATAGGACCTCAGCAGGTTGATGAACG